ACTATGTGTCTGACCGAAAAGACCAAAAATAAGAACGAGAAAGGAGTATAATATGGAAAATGTATTTGAAGATTTGTTAGCTGATAATATAGAAGCTGACACAGAAGATGATGAAGATCAAGAAGAAGTTGATTTTGATCACAGTTTTGATTTATCAGATGCTGATTTAGTTTCTGAGGAAAATAATGAAACACCTGCTGAACCAGAACAAAATGCAGAAGATGCTAGTGAGAATAATACTGTTACTACAGAAAATCCAACTAATGCAGCTTTTGCACAAATGAGAACTCAAAATAAAGAGTTCCAAAATAAAATTAACCAGCTTGAGTCTTTAGTAAAAGATTTAGGTATGAAAGACCTAGATGAATTTATAGCTAAAGGGAATGAAGCAAAGGTTAAGAAAAGTGCAGCATCACAGGGAATACCTGTAGAAGTTGCAAGAGAGCTTGAAGAAATGAGAGCTTTAAAAAATTCTATTGTTGCAGAAAGAGAACAAAATGCAGCAAAACAAAAAGAACAGGTTTTTGTATCTAATTTGCAGGAATTTGTAAATAGTAATAATTTATCAAAAACTGCTATAGATAAATTAAGCCAAGATCTAGATAGGGATGGATTTAGTGTTGAAGCACTTATGGCTATGCCTAAAACTGCTTTAAACAAGATACTAAATTCTTATGTTGATACTAAGTATCAAAAAAACCTTGAAAGAAAAGATACAATTAGGAAAGAGTTACCTATTAATCAATCTTCAAAAATTGATACACAATCTCTAAACAAAGAGATAGATGCCCTTGCTAGACAATTAGCAGGAAAATAGTAATATGAAAGAGGAGTTGATATTATGGCATTAAACACTTTAACATCTATTAGAACACAAGCTCCAGGTTTAGCTAATGAAAAAATAGACAATAATACATTGTTAAGAGCTTTAGCTTATAGCCTAGCAGACCATGTGCTTTATAATTTAGGTGAAAAACAAAAAGTAAAAAGAAATGCAGGTACTAATACAGTACAATGGAGAGGTTACAAACCACTTCCAGTTGCAGATAATAGACATATCATTACTGAAGGTGTAAACCCAGATGGTATGAAAGTAGGAGCTAGAACAGTAACAGGAACTGTTGCAGTTTATGGAGCTTACTTAGAAGTAACAAGACAAGTTGAAACTTATAACTTAGACCAATTATTAGTAGAATATGGACCACTTATTGTAAATCATGCTTCTGAAACATTAGAGTTAATAACTCGTGATGCTATTGAAGAAGATGGAGGAGTTTACTATGTAGTAACAGCAGGAACTACTCCAGGAGATGAAGGAATCACAGGTTCAAACATACTTACATTAGATGTATGTCGTTTAGTAGCAAATCAAATGAAAGTATCTCGTAGAAGAGGACACAAGAGTACTGGTGGAAACAAGTATGTAGTAGTTACTTCTACAGAGGGTATGCAAGATTTACTAGATGATGAAAATCTATTAAAGAGAGCTATGGTACCTGGAAATACTAATAAACCAATTATGGATAATGGTCTTGAAAGTTATGATGTTTATAATTTAAGATTTATTGAGTACAACTATCCAGTTATAAATGAGATAGTAACTTATAAAGCTTCAACAGATGCTTCAGTACAAGCTGGTAAAACATATTATGAAAGAAGTGGAAGTGAATCTACTGGATACACTTATACAAAAGTTGAAAATCCATCAGGAAATCCATCTTCTAAAGGATATTATGAAGTAAATACAGATGTACAAGTATATCATACTTATGTATTTGGTGAAAATGCTTATGCAGTTATGGACTTAAGTTCAGCTGGAATAGAAATGAAGAGATTTGGATTTGATGCTAAGAAAGGTGATAACCTAGGACAAATTGCTTCTTTAGGTTGGATCACTATGGGATTTGGTGCACAAGTACTTGATACACTTGCTTGTACAATAATCCATCATGCAGTTAAGAATCCATTAACTAGACCAACTGACATCTATGCTGCACAATCTTAATCAAAGAAAATAGGAGGTAATTAATATGGCAACTAATACAACTAAAAGTATTAAAGATAGTAGTAAAAGTGATGCTGAACTATCAATGAAAGCCATGCAAGAAAACAAAGCATTAATGAGTAAAGGTAAGGTACCTTTCAAATGTGATATAGCATATGCTGCTTTATATCCAAATGGTTTTGAATCAACATGTCAAGGAGTATATATCTACTTGATATTTGATGGAAGAACAGTGGAACTTGCACCTTTCATAGCTAAATATGTTAAAGAAAAAATTGAAAAGAAAGCTTTAGCACTTATTGATAAAAAAGCAAGAAACACTACTAAAAAACAAGAATATCTTGGTATGGAATATGTAGGAG